ATCAAGGCATCCAACAACAAAGTGATCGATCGTTTCGTATTCTCTGTCATCAACATCCCAAGCGGGTTTGTTAAATCTCCACTCGAGATACTTGTCTTCCACACGTCTGACACTAAACCAGTGTGGATACTTTCCAATCTTTACACGCATTATTTCATTTCCTTAGTATATGCTTGCACTTGTTTCGATGCCTCTTTCAGAGCTGCCACATAGTTAACGGCCGCTTGATCAGAAAGAATAATACAAGCCTGATGATTTGCACGACCAGTGGTTAAAATTTCCCAGATCATTTTCCAACGACTCTTTGACCAGAATGGTGTTGACACGTCGGTGTAGATATGCACTGCCACAATACGAGCCTCAAGATCTCCTTCAACTTCTACAACGTGGCAGTGATCGGGATGACCACACTCACATTCGACGTGATACCAGATGCTGTCACCATAGTCTGACTGTTTCAAAATTCCCCATGCCGGCGTTTCAGGCTTCATAACACATACTCCTCGTCATAGAAATGGAACCAGTCAGGCACTGGTCGCTTAGACCATTTCATAGTGAATCTTTTCTGTTTTGACTCATAGAAGACTCGATAACAATCGATTGGATCGCCGGCGTTCTTACACGATTCGTCGATCGCCAGAGGTGGCCGAGTCATCTTATCGACATGCATAATGTTGTTTGGAAGATGCGACAGCGGCTCGCGTAGTTGTGCATCCGTTGCGTGTAACTTGCCGTATCGATGAGTGAACTCGTCGCAGAGTGCGATGAAGTGCTCGTAGTGCCAGAGATAGTTGGCGGAGTTTGTTCGTGTCCAGACAGTACACGGATGATTCATGTGCACAGCCTTGTACATTACCCACTCACGTTCGTCCTCAAGACGCCACCGCCGAATTTTTCGACCATTGGAACTTTGATCAAAGTACTCGATACCGTCGAGCATACGATGACACGTCGAGAGCATCTGTGCCGACTCGATCGTCATCTTGTTGACGTGTTTGTCACACTGCATTTGAGCAGCAACTCGTGGATCACGGTGTAAGAAAAAGATATTCATAATATCGGCTCAAGTTTGTAAATAATAGTTTCCATTATATCAAAAATCGAATAGTTTGTAAACCATTTTATACAGATTATTGATCATCATTTGGCCAGTATTCCTCAGTCACATCGATAACGTCGGTAACTTGATTCAGGCGACACCAGTTAGCAAAGACGTACTTTGCATCCATATCAGTGCTGGGTTTGCCGTGTAATTCATAGATCTTACCCGATCGAGTAGTTGCTTCCATCTTATCGTAGTCAAACTCTTGAATCGGTGAACACACTCGGCCAAGACCATCGACGACTCCAACTAGATGCTGAGTCGCGTGATCAAGGCCTGAACAAGATACCTCGGCTACTGACCAGTATTCTATCACTACTCGAATCTCATTACCTGGTCTAAACAACATCGTTATCTACTCTCTTATAGAATACAGAAAATCCTACACCATATGCAGGGCATATAGCAACATATTCGGGTAACCCATGATCGTTTCTTTCTCCGCCTTCACCACAGATAAAGTAGGTATCGGGCATACGCTCGGGTATCGTATGGAAAAACATCTTTTTGAGTACCTCGAACTGTTCGCGTTCCTTTTCGTCGAGTGGTTTATCACTCATTCCGTTTTTCCATCATTATACCATCTTTGACACATGCTGTAAACAGTTCTGGATTGCCGCTGATACGATCGTAAGCACGACCTCCATCAATGTCACCACCGTCAACTGCAACCATATCATGACGGTGTTGTGAGTACACCAACTGACCCTCACATACTCCACACGTAAATTCATGATCCTCGATCTTATCGGCGTTAGTGATCATCAGACCACTATGACCGAGATAAAGACCAAAGTATCGATTGCCGAACTCAGGGTGAGGAGTATCTCGATAAAAGATATCCATTGCGAGTGCTTCGGGTCCAAGTGCCGATGTGCACACGTATTTGACGGGAACACCGTCCTTTTCGGTATAGTGCTTTGCTATAACATTTGTATCATATAACGGTCGATGATTAAATTCCATGATATATACTCCAAGTATTTTCGGCCCATCGAATCTTCTTACCCGATTCTGATTCGTAGGCCTCAATAAGATCTTTTAATTCCCAAAGATCATCTGTTTCAAAATCCTCTAGCCATCCCGAGAAGTCATTCCAGTCTTCTCCGTGCATTGGAGGTATTGCATATTCTAAAGGGTAGTGTTCGCCAGGTACTCCATAGATGTCAATACGACCACCTGCGTAGTATGTGGTAATTTCGTCGTACTCGATTTCTTCTCCTGCCTGTTTTTTACCCAGTTGAACTAATATACTATTTTCGGTCAGGGTTTCCTTCACGGGTTTCAAAAGATCTCGATTGCGATACCAGTCCATGCTCATAGGACCCATCATATTAGTCGAGTAGGAAATACTCATTACTTTATTTTTCACTTTTAGAACATTCTATATGTATGGCAATCATCGCTATGAACCACCACACAGCCATAACTGTTCCATATCCAAGCATAAATGCCAAGATTGCATCAATCATTATCTAATCCTTATCACCATTTCTTCTTAAAGAGATCTGCTATTAATGAGACTACACCTTTAGTCCAGTATACAATAAAAACGACTGTCGCAAAATAGATAATTAAATATAGAAATAATTCTATCATTACCAAATTCTCAAATCTTCAATATTCACTATTATCACTTACGAATTAAACCTGGAAACGCATCAGTCACAAGTTTCTTGGTCAGACCCTTGTACTTTCCATCAAGACTCTTGTCCTTCATCCATACGACGATCTGCGCCTCTTCAGGATGAAGCGACTCGAGCATCTGAATAAAGATAGTTTCAATCTTTACGTTTGCTTTTGGTCGTTGAGGTGTCTTGACGAAGTACTTAAATCGTTTTGATTGTTTTAAAAGTGTCGATCCAAAAGTATGTTCGGAGCCTGGAGTATACGGAGCATCTCCCTTCGGTAGGTTAAACTCGATGGAGTCATCGAACGCGCCCTGAAGTACGTCACGCAGTCCCCGATGATTGTAAGTCTGAAGCACTTCGATCTTTTCTTTACGACTCTTTGCCTCGTCTACTCGTTTTAGAATGTCATGCACACCCATGTTCTTAATCTTATTCACAGCCATTTTAATAGAAATCCTCAATATCCGAAATTAAATTTTTACAACGTTTTGAAATGAGATACTTGAGAACACGATTGTTTGGTGTGTCCTCCTGACTCTCATATGTATTTATGATTTTTTGATATAGTTCAGTTGGAATCTCTTCAAGGTCAATCAGTTTCTTGTTGCGCATATAATTGCGATACGTCGTCGCATCCATTACAGACTCAAGATTCTGAACATTGTCAGTCCAATAGTCAATCTTCTTACGAGTGACCGGTGACTGACGAGTGCCCTCGACAAAGACATCATCGCCCGAGAGAACATTCGGCACACCATCGCCAGAGTCTCCCTTGAGAATATGTTCGAAGAGATATGTGTTCGGATTCCTATCCGTAACAAATTTATTCTGCATCGGCGAATACTGTTTGACATTGTTATATTTCTGTAGTTGAACGAAGTCCTTATCTGCAGAGATAATCATTACTTTGTCATGTTTTCCAAACTCTTGCGTTTCAAGAGTAAGTGTGCCAATGATATCATCAGCCTCAGCACCATCAACTTTCACGACTCGATAGGGCATGTGTTCTTCGATCTCTTCACGTACAAGATTAATGATACGAAAGATCTCGTCCCAGTTGGATTTCTCGACCTCGTCCTTTGACCGACCTTCACGCCGTTTGAACTTATAGTTCGGAAAATATTCTCTCCGCCATGTCGACGAGTCACACGCAATGACCATCTTACCATACTCTTTACGAAATCTTTTATTGTAAGATCGCAGAGAGTTCAGAATAAAGTGTCGAATCAGATTCTCCTCGATCTCGATCTTCTGAACGACGACCGATGAGATTGCGATTCCGTTAAAGTCTACAATGATCATTCCCATCCACCGATGAGTAATAGAGCAAAAACTGCAACCAAGAAAACGATTGCTACTATTTCATATATCATTATCTAATACCTCGTACTCTGATCTGTTTATGTCTCAAACGCATCAACGACTTGTGGTGTGTCAAATAAATCCGTGATGCCGATGGGTGTGATGTCCATGTTCTTAAACATGTTCTCTCCATATTGATTAAGATCATACCCAGACGTATTGTCTCTCGCCATCTCAACAACCTCTTCGGTATTATGAGCTGCAAAAATATAAAGACCACCGTACTCCGACGATGGAAACGGCACCCAATATCGTACTGCATATAAATTCATCACTCGTCCACTCCCCTAAGTTCATCCTTCATTGCTTGACCGATGAGAAACTCAAGGTCTGCAAGGATTGCCTGTGCGGCATCTTCGGGCAAGTCCCAAAGCATTCTACCGATCGTTATATTGAGAGCAGAATTGACTTCAGCTCGATACTTGGTGGACTTGTTCGTGGTATAGTAAACGTCTTTTAGAGTATCATAAAACTTGTCACCGAGTTTTTTGTATGTATCCATCTTGATTTTGTTTGTCATAATATATTCCTCTTTTTCTTTACGCAACCAGTTTGTACGGCTTGGAGAATCGACCAACGTTGATCGCGATGTAGTGACTCAGATCAAAGTAGTCGGTCATTGAGTCGCTGTGATCATAGAAGTCAGGACCGCGCATTGCGTCAGCGAGTTCATTGAGGAAGTCGCGAGCAACACCATCAAAATGTTTGTCGATCCAGTAATGATTAACTTGAATGTAATCGCGACTCACATTAAAGTCGATGACACCTTCAGAAATATTTACAACGAGCGTTGAATGGTTATCAACTGCAATCGTGCCTTTCATGCCGTACTTCTTGAGAACGCTCTTGATCGTAGGAGCGAGGGACTTCTTCATGTCTTGTGATACGTATGCCATCTTGTGTAACTCTCTTTTCTCAACTTTCGAGACTAGTATAACCCAACCAAGGCACGTTGTCAACGATTTATTTGATCATTTTGAGAATAAGTCTTGTGACTGAGAGGAATAAGTCTCGCGGAGGTGGTTGAGATGAGAGTTGCGTACGCGCGCGGAGATCCATGTGTTGTAGTAGTCCTCGCGAAGGAGGACATCTCGCACGAACTGTTCGCGCGTCTCGAGGTAGGTCATCTCTCCCTTTGTTCGACAGAGATACAGGATAGTGCGCCGGAAGACATGGCGACCGAAGTGTTCGACGTCCTTTGAGAGTTCCTCGGATGATCCGTAGTACTCTCGCCAGTCGGACTCGGCCTTAAATCGTTTCTTCTTCTTATTGACCTGACGAGTCTTGCGAAACGTGAAGTTCTTTTTACCGATGTACGATCGACCGTTCGCCAGATTCTCAATAAGATACACGAACCCTTGATAAGGAAACGCC